TAACAGTACAAAATACAGTATAAGATGTAGATGGAGCAGAACCAAATGTTAATGCAGCAGTAGAACCGCTAGCAACAACACTAAAACTACTAGAACCTACAGAATTACCTGTAGCATCTTGTACATAATAATTAGAAGAATCGGGTAATAATGTACCTGCTGGAACAGAAATATTTAATGTATTACTAACTGCAGAAACAATAGTTGCGGGTTGTACAATATAATAATTATGATCTGATATAGATTGAGTAGCATAGTGAGGCAATGGAAATACTAATGAAGTTCCGTATGGCTCAACTAATTGAGTTTGTATTCTTGCTATAGCAACAGGAGTAGTAATAGTTGCAGCCGTTGTTATAGATGTTATTGCTACGTTTGTATCAGTAGATGGAGTTGAGGCTATTTGTGCTTTATATATGCCAAAATATACCCAATCACCCGATTTTAATTTTTCAGCATCAGAACCAGATAACCATTTTGTACCAAATCCAACTAGTGCTGAAGTAGCAGGTCCAGTATATGTTACAGAACCTACAGATACAGAATATGTATCTGGTGTTACATTTGCAGTAAATGAGTTTGCAGCAAAATAAAAAGATTTTACATCTCTTGCAAAATTCTTATTGGTATTCATTTTTACATCATATATAAACATACGGACATATGATGTAGAACCTGTACCACTTTCTGATTGAATACCTCTAACACGGCATGTACCAATTACACTACCAGCAGCAGTTCCAGGAGTTGTTACAATAGAATCATATAATGATACAACTAAACCAGATGTCATAGGTGGTAATTTACGAACATCAGTTACTTGTACATAAGAACCTACACTTGTTGCAATAGATGCATTATTATCAGATAAAGTATCTCTTGGTTTTTCTACACTTAAATAAGAGGTAGATATTTTTTCAATTTCATATCCTTGAACATATGCCTTCCCAGGTTCAAATCCAATAGCTAATTTAGATGCATCACCAACAATTGATGGTGTTATAGCATCAGCAGAATAAATACCACGATTGTAATAAGGAACAGCAAGTTGTTGCCAGTTTCCTACAATACCAGAAGTATGAGTAGGAGCAACCCCTCCTGCATCAATGTTATTAATAGCCATATAATAATATAAACCATTCAACATTACATCGCCTGCTAAAAATGATTTAGCAGAATCCCAAGATCCTCTATCATTATTTCTATGTTCTCTAACATCTATTTCAAATCTTGATATACTATAGTTACCAGATTCATCGTATGTTCTGCGAGCAAAAGTCTTTTCTATTTCAGAGTATTCTGTTTTTCTACTAGCAGAAATAATATTGCCAGCAACAACTCTACCTAGTTCTACAAAGTTTTCTGATGCAGCATCAATGGTAATTGCCGATAATATCAAATCAATAAAGTAACGATGTGCCCCTGGAGCAGCATAGTTATAACTTCCTTGAGCATTATCAAGTAAACTTTCGTATCCAGCATCATCAGATGTAACGGTAGATTCTACTACATAAAATCCTATACGATATGTTGGCGAGAAGGTATACTTATCAAGAACAATTGTTTGTGCATCGCATAATACAAAATATCCATTTACATAATACACACCTTTCTGTACTGTGCACGTAGAACCAAATCCAATAGCAGAAGAATCTGATGAAACTGTAATACCAGTATAAATTCCGTCTAATGATTCTAATTCATCTGATATAACAAATGTTTTTGTAACAGTATCACTAGCAGTTTTTGTATAATTAATGAATAAAGTGGCTGGGTCTGTATCAGTTGCTGCAGTAGCGTGGGTAACAAGAGCTTCAATACCAGTTGATGTTTTAATAGTTAATCCAATTAAAACTGTAATATCATCAAGATTACCTATGTCTTGTAACTTTACATAGTCGATTTTAGAATTAATAGAAAATTCACCAGGGATTACAACGGTACCATTTTTAAAAATATGATCGCCTTGTTTTTTAATCTGATTCTGAAGAATTGTTTGAAATTGATTTAATTCTCTAGCTTGAACCGCAACAGAAGGTCTAAACAAAATAGAATAAAATTTGTTATTTTCATCGAAGTCGTTGAAATATGGTTCAGTGTTAAAATCAAGCATTTTTATTTTATCCTAAAATATGTTATTTGATTATTTATTAAAAATTTATTACAGTTCTTAAAATTGCTGCTGCGCCACTAGTAGCAACAAATGAGGCTTCATTATCAATAAACAATAAATCTCCAGAATATTTATCAACCGTAGGGGGTGTTACTGAAGATGCTATAAAATAAATACCAGAACTTTTAATAAACTGCATACCAGAAGAAGGTATACCATTATCTAAAGGTATAAGCAAAATATCTGCCGATGTAATTGAAATAACCCTAAATCTATATGTAACAGAATTTGAATTAGTTGTAATAATATCATCTACTAAGATACTAGGATTAATAATTGATGTAGCGGTAACTTTCCAACAAGTTGATGAAAAGTTAGAAGTTAAATTAGTAGAATCTTTATATCTTATAGGATCTTTAATTATTCCTATTTGTCTATAATCATTCGTTACAGTTAATCCTTGATTTGTATTATCTGATAACTTTGAGTAAAACATCAATGATTTGGCGTATAGATGATTGATAGTATCTTTACCAAGTCCGCCAAATGGAGATGGCACAACTCTTGCTAATGCTCCAGCCCCAGTAGTATCTGTAATTACAACATTTGCCCAGTTATAATTAGAACCTCTATTGACAATATTTATGTTTGATATATGACCATTAATTACAATTGCTGTAGCAGTAGCTCCTACTCCATCTCCTAGAATTGCTATAGAGGGAGATGCATAATTATATCCACCCGATATAACTTGTATACTACAAATATTTCCAGATATAGTAGATACTTCAATTTGAGCTTGATTTGAGTATTGTTGAATTCCAGTATAAATCGTTGCTGAAATATTTGCTCCATACCCAGATCCAACTACAGTAAAGTTGGTATATGAATAACCAGTACCAGCATTATTAATTTGAACCCCAGTTAATTTTCCACCTGAAATTAATGGAGTCAATGAAGCATCTATACCATCACCATTAACAGTAATAGTTGTTGCTAAGTTACAAACTACAGAAGCAGTTCCTAAAATATATGTAGAACCTACAGTTGTTCCTGGATATGTCCCACCGGTAGTTCCACTAACAGTTACTGTATAAATGTATCCATAATGATAATAATTTTGTCCTGTAACAACTGCTGTATTAAGAGGTAATTCTTCTGAAGCAGAAAGATATCCATCTCCAGGATTATCAATAAAAATATTAATAATACTACCATTTGCACTATACTGATTTTGATTAGCAGTATATACAGGCATATAATTAGATGTAAGAAATTTACTACTTGCAGGTATACTAGACATATATTTCCAAGTATATCCATCTGCAGTTGTTAGATAATCTGAAGATATTCCTGTTGGAGCTACAGTAGATAATGCTCTATCATTATTATTAACGCAAACATAAATGTTATATCCATATTGAACATAATAGTTAGTATCTTCTATTCTCTTACCCCCGCTTACACCATTAGTAATTACTGCAACTGCACCAGCAGTACCAGAAGAGAAATTTACACTAGGAATAATTGTGTAACCATAACCTCTATTAACCATTGTGATTGAAATGATCTTTTGGTTATTTACACCTGAAGTTCCAACTGTACAAGTTGCTGTTGCCTGTATACCAACACATGTTAAAACTGTTCCGCCATGAGCATAATCAGTTCCTATTACCCCTAGTAAAATAGAGTTACTTGGTCCAGTAGTTCCACCAGTTTTAACTGTATATAAACTACCATTATAAAAATACTGGCGATTTGCTAAAATAACCAAAGATGTAGGAACTACATCTCCTATTGTAATTGTAGGAGCAGAAGGATATAATGAACCTCCAGATACTAAATCTATTCCTTGTATTTCCGAAGAATATTGGTCATCATAAACATCGTATACAATTCCAGTTATCCAATTTACTCTAGGAACAACATAGGATATATCAGATGGTGCAATTTCTTTAAATGCTATAATTTCATTTCTACAATCTTTTTCATAAGCTCTAGAAT